AGCAATAGAAAGCCAGAGGCTTACGCTAAAATGATTACTTTATTTAAAAAGGATTGTGTGCGCAAGTTGTGTTACGACCTTAAGCTTATGGGTCAATGCTCAATACAAGTCATTTACTCTAAGGACAGAAAAACAATCGCACAAGTAGAACACATACCAGTAGAGAATTTAAGAGCAGAGAAGTGTAACGAGAAAGGCGAAATAACTGGCTACTATTATAGTGATGATTGGTCTAAGGTAAAGCAAAGAACAGAACTAAAACGCATACCAGCTTTTGGCTATTCAAACGAAAGTATTGAGATTATTTACATTAAACCTTACAGAGCGGGTTATAAATACTATTCAAGTCCAGACTATCAAGGTGGTTTACAGTACGCAGAGTTAGAAGAAGAAATATCTAACTACCACTTAAACAACATACTTAATGGTTTAGCACCATCAATGTTAATTAACTTTAACAACGGAACACCAAACGCAGAGGAACGCCAAAACTTAGAAAACCGCATCTATTCTAAATTTAGTGGCTCAAGCAACGCTGGTAAGTTTATACTTGCGTTTAATGATAATTCAGAGAGCCAAGCAACAATAGAGCCTATACAATTAAGTGATGCACATAACCAATACCAATTCTTAAGCGATGAGAGTGGCAAGAAAATAATGGTAGCGCACAGAGTTGTTTCTCCTATGCTTTTAGGAATTAAAGACAGTACTGGTTTAGGTAACAA